AGTGCGGCTTATTGGGCTGACAAAGTAAAGTGGAGTTAGTATATTAATAATTATTAAGATTTTTTATGGCTGAAGAACCAATCAAACCAAATCCACCTGTTGATACTGCTGCCTTGATTGCAGAAGTTGAAGCGTTGAGAAAAAGCAAAGCGGAACTTTTAGATGACTATAAAAAAGCAAAAGAAGCTGCAAAAGCTGTGCCTCAAGATGTAGATGTAAATGCTTTGATTGCTTTTAAGCAAAAGAAAGAACAAGAAGAGTTAGAAGCAAAAGGTAGATATGAAGAGGCGACAGAAAAACTTGCTGCCCAATATAGGCAAGCAGAAGAAGCTAAAAACCAAAGGATTCAAGAGCTTGAGAAAAGACAAAGAGAACTTGAAGTCGAAGCCCCTGCGGTGACTGCTTTAGCAGACGTTGTTCACGATCCACAATATGTGCTGTCGAGACTTAATAAAGAGCAATTATCAAGAGACCCTGATGGAACGGTTGTGGTTGTTGACGGATATAACAGAACATCTGTTAAAGAATGGGCTCAACAAAATATGCCTCAATGGGTCCAGAAAAACCCAAGACCACAAGGTGGTGGAGCAACAACAACTAAGGTGACGGCTGATGTTGTCACAGGAGAAAGTAATCCTTTTGCAAGAGAGTCTTTTAATTTAACTGAGCAAGCGAGACTTTATCGCACAGACATTAATAAATATAATATGCTCAAAAATGCAGTTAGCGGTTAATATAAGACTAACGTAGTTGTGCTGCGTCAGAGGTT